TGTTGCTTTATCAGACATATAATATGTTACACCTTCATAATTTACTTGTGGACTGTTTTTTAGTTGTTCTGCTGCTTTAGGAGTTTGTGTCATAAAATTCATTCCAGCTTTATCTTTTGATGAAACAGTTAAATTTTCAAGCCAACTTGTAGGTTTATAAAATGTTCTAATATCAGGAATACGAGCAGGTTTTAAATCATCTGCAATCTGTAAAGGAAAAGTTCTTTGCCCTAAAGCCATGTATTCCTTTCCTTCAAATTCTAGTGTAGGTTTATTTGTTTGTTCTATTACGCTATGTTTCATTTTATTTAAAGACTCTGCTTGTCCTTTTGTACCTACGTGAATACCAAAATCAGACTCGCCCATTAAATTAAACTTATCTCCTTTTATTTCTCCCTTACCTAAGTGATATACATTTTTTGTGTATTTAACTTTTGGTGCTTCTAATGCTGTCATAGCTTTGTCTGCACCTTTTAATAATCTAGTTGTTTGATCTGTTAAATTATTTAATGTTTTAAATTTATTTGTTAATGATTTAGCTATTTCATCTGTAGATAATTCTATTGAATCTATTAAACTTGTTAATTGTTTATCATAAGGATAAGAAAGTTCTCCTTTAATATTTTCATACAACGTGTCTGTCTTTCCTAAATCTTTTTTTTGTAAATTTTCAAGACCTTTTGTATTAACATATTTATTTGTTTTTGAAAAATTAATTGCTAATTGAGTATCTACTCCACTAGTAGGTAAACTAACGTCTAATAACTTTGCTTGTTTTAAATACTTTTCTTGCATTTGTTTGATTGTATTTTTATTTATACTTTGAGAAAAAACAGTTGTGTATGTATTTAATCTACTTAAATAACTAGCATTTACAGCTTTTTTAAATTCTTGATTTACTAAATCTCTTGCTTTTTCAACAGGCATACCTTTATATCTTATAAGGTTCATATATGTTTTTTTTAAGTGTGCATTAATTGAATATATGCTATCACCACTCGATCTTGTATTTTCAAAATCAACATCGTATTTGTTTAAATCTTTTGGTGCTACAAATGTACCAGAAATTTGCCCTTCTTTTAAATTAGGTTTAGTTCTAGCATTAAAATATTTTAAAAAACTTAATAATTTATCGGATTGAAAATCATTGTTATCTGTTGTTATTAAATCTCGTCTTCTAGCACGACCATAACCACTGCCACTTCCATAATATTTTATACTAGGTAAAGTTCTTTTTATATCAATATACAAATTTTCTAAATTAGTAAGTCTACCTATTGTATCTTCTGGTAATTGATTTAACTCATATTTAGTTGGAAAACCTACGTCATTAGACTCATACATACCTGTTCCTGAATACTCACGTATACTGTCTTGAATAACATCATCATTTGTTTCATCTAATATAGTATTTCCTAAAGAATTTTCATATACATTTTTACTGCCAATCGTTGTTCTTACAGATTTAAATGCTTTAGACATGTTTAAATTTAACTTATCAAATATAGTTGTTGCATTTAAATCTAGAGTACCTCGATTTTTAAATACATGTTGATCATAAAAATCTTTTAAAAATACAAGTTTTTTATCTGTTATATTATTAAGATTAGGATTGTTCATAAAATTAAATATTTTAAATATACCATCTATACTTTGAAGTGAATTAAACACATTATCTGTATCATCTTTTGCAAAATAATTATAAAACTTATCTACAAAATAAGTTAATCTTCCGTCTTCAAAGTTTTCTATACCTAAATCGTTCATTTTTGTAGCTTTTCCTTGAACAATAGAATACATTATTTTTTCAAAAATATCAGGATTTATTCTTGATTCTATTTGTCTTGCAATGTCGATTAATTCTTCAGTTTGATCATCATAACCATAAAATTCATATTGTGCTTCGCTACCAAATTTTTTATAATCTGGCTTTTTATCAAATATAAGGTCTAAAAGGTCTTTATACTCATTAACTACAGCATTTAAATCTTGTTGAATTTGTATATGTTTTTTAGGATTTCTAATATTAGATATACTTTCAGCCATACCCTTTAATCTTTGTTGATTAGTAACAACAACACCATCAGGTGTTAGCCATGCTTGATTTGACGTTAAACTACTAGTAGAGTCATCATTAAAATGTGTTCTATCAAATTCTATTGAACCTGTTTTACCTAGTTTAGCACTTGATAAATAATCTAAATCTTGAATCTCAAAATCAAAAGAATTGTTTGCACCAAATTTGTTTTTTCTATCTGGGGAAGCATTTTGTGATGCTTCTCTTTTATTTTTAACAATTAGTATATTATTTAATGGAATATTTAAATCTTTACTAATTTGTTTTTTATATGTTTCTAAAATTTGTGCATGTTGATCTAAACCTACTTTTAATACTTCTCTATCTTGAATATTTTTATTTTTAAGTTCTTCTAAGTTTTGAGTTTCTGTATCATAATCATATTGATAATACTGTTGCATAGGTTTTCCTGCAGAATCTGTTGCTTGTTTTATTTTAAAAAATTTATCTTGTATATTACCACTGTCTCTTAAATCAAAAAATGTATCTAGATTATCGTCTAATACAAATTTTTCTGCTCTAAATTTTTGTATAGCAGGTACTAAAGACTGATAACTCTTTTGTATTGCTGTAGCTATATCAGCTTTAGGTATTAATGATGATGCTTTTATAAGAGGTGCAGCTGTAATTGCTCCTGCTGTTCCTACTACACCTTTTAAAAATTTTCTTTTTGATGGGTCTTTTGGTGCAGTATCATCTACCTTTGTAGATATAGCAGTTTGTTTAGGTTTAGTTAAAGCAGTTTGTTTAAGTGGTATTTGTTTTAAACCCTCTTTTCCTACTTTTGTACTTGTTTTATATGCGGCTAAAGGCAATGCTAATAAAGCAGTTGAAATTTCTCCCATAAATTGAGCAGGATCACTAGGATTATCATTTACACCGATAGACTTCATAAATTTAGAAAACTGTTCTCTACCCATAACTTTTTGAGTTTTGTCAACTGCTCTCGTAAAAAATTTTGTTACAGGTGATTTTGTAATAAAGTCTGGACCATATTGATTATTTAAATCATTTGCAAGTTTAGCTAAATCAACTAGATCAGATGGTATTGCAGGTATACTTAATGCTACACCTTTTGCTACTCTAGGCAATGCTTTTGGTAAATCTTTAGTAAATATTTGTTTACGTAACTTTTTTATTTCAGGAGAATAAGGGTCAGGTAATGGTGCAGATAAACCCATCTGTGGTATTTTTATAGGTTTTTCACTAAATATATTTTTAGTTTGTTCTGCTAAACTAACCATTTACCTCATCTCTTAATAATTTAAGTCTACGTAAAGATGCTATTGCACCTTGTGATCTATACATTAAAATACTATTATCAGATTGTTCTAATGCTTTATGTTGTTGTACTATTAATTGTTCTATATAATTACTGAACGCTTCCCATTGGTGGTTGTTGTTCACCAACGGTTTCAGTTTGCTGAGTATTTGTTTGTCCACCTTGCTGAGGTACTCCTGTAAATCCTTGTTCTCCCGGAATAGGTGCTTGTCCTGTTCCTATTGTTCCACCACCTGCTCCTGTTGGATCAGCTACATCTGCTCCTGCAGGTGCTTGTTGTGGTTGTCCTTGTTGCTGTGGTGGTTGTTGTGGCATAGGTTGTTGAAAGCCCTTCATTAATTCTGCCTGTATTGCTGCATCATTCATATTATTTGTTACCTTATCAGGATCAAGGTCTAATGATTTTGCAATCTCCCTTATAACATACTGAAACTTAGCAAAAGGTGCAAGAGCAGGATTACTTGCAACCTGTAAAAATTGCATTAGTCTTTGTGATCTAACTTCGTTAGCCATTAGACTTTCTGTTCCTCGTGCTTTAACTTCTAAATCACCTTTTATTTCAGAGTCATAATCAAATTGCATATTAAAACGAAATAAACCTTCACCTAAAGGTCTTAATAAATAATCATCTACATTTTTAATAACTGTTTTTATACTACCACTTGCAGCATTCATTAACATAGAAATACCACTAGCTG